CCAAAGAGGACAGGGAATCCCTTGTGAACCGTACCCAGGATTTCAAAAAAAAACCGGAAAGGGCAAAGGCGCTTACGGTGTCGAGGTTCTCGCGGATATTCTGCTGCACCTCCGTCACCTCGTACCCTTCGCCGTAGCGGTATCCCTCAGGGACCAGCATCGCGGACAGCAGCTCAGGGACGGGCCGCTTCTTATCCATTGCGGAATAGTTCTTGAAGTCCACGAACTGGGCCGTGGTAATCTTCGCGGGATTGCGGGGGACGGTGTATTTCACGCCGCCGATGGTGATGGTCTTTCCCACCGATACGGCGGACTCGGGAACATCCGCCTCCAAAAAGGCCGTACGGGCCGCACAATCGCCGTAAACGTCCAAAGGCAAGAGATATACCTCTTCCTCCGTTAAGCCCGTCAAAATGGCTATTATTGCGGCCTGGCGGTCGAGGGATTCGCGGTCTGCATCCTCGCATATGTCGAGGATTTTCAGGTAGGCTCCCACGGGAAGCTGCCTGTAGTTGTCAATCATCTTTATCTGTTTCATCGTTTTGGTAATATTCGTATTGCGTACTGCCCGTAACCGGGGTTCTTTGCGAAATGTGTGTAGCAAGCGTAACGGAGCGCATCCAGGGCGTGGTCGAAGCCGCCGGCCGGGATGTTCAGCAGCTTGCCGGTACGGTCCTTTGCCCACACATAATTGCGGGCCTCTTTGATAAGGTTCGTAGATGCTTTCGTGAAAAACAGCTTCCAGCCCTGCAGCCACTGCACCTGAAAAGCAATTTTGTCTTTCGTGGGCGCTGATTTGTCCGACGAGTCGATATTGAAGCCGGCGTTGTGGATTTCGGTGATGCTCTTCGGTTCGGCACAATCGGCATAAATGAAAGCAGTACTGCTGACATTGTTAAGCCGTAACTCCGCAATAATGTTTTCGTTAATCATCTGTGTACGGTAGCACAGCTCTTCGGCATATATCTCCTTGCGCCCGGTGTGCACCAGCACGTGCACGATTGCAGTAGGGTCGTTGAATCCGAAGTCGAGGCCGTACAGTTCAACCATTCCCGCCGGTTCCGGCATCTGGTCTATCTGCTGGAACGTATAGATGAGGCCGTCAAGTGAGCCGAATTGGCCCAGGCCGTAGACCTTCCACCAGTTCGTGTCTCCCTTGTTCGCTTCAATTTCAGCTATCTGCGTTTGACTCAAGAACGGATTGTCCAGGTAGGTGCTCGTCACCAGCTTGCAGTCCTTGCGGGCCTCAATGATTTCATTGCCCCAGAAGGACGCCGTCGGATTGTAGTCCATTATGATGAGCCCGGACGTACGGATGAACAGCTGCCGTGCCGTATCATAGTCCATATTCTGAATCTCGTTCAGGAAGAGGCGGTCTCGTTGAGGGCCGTGCACCTTCGCCGGGGAATCGGCGCTGAAAAACTCAATTATAGAGCCGTTTTCGAGCTCATAGACGGAATTGGACTTACTCCAACAGGAATCCCTCCAAGCATCACCCAGGGCCGTCTGGAAGTCTCGCATTGCGCCCCTTTTGAGGTGCGGGAATGTCTCCGACACGACGGACGTGATGGTCGGAACCTCATCGGCGAGGGCGAGCTGGTAGACGCATTGCAGGTTCGTAAAGGTCTTGCCGGAACGGGCGGAACCGCGGGAACTGACAAACCTGTCAGTAGCCGCGATTGCCTCCATAGTCTTATAGTATACCGGCGAATACTGCATCTGCTATTCCTTCTTTTTCTTCCACTTGTCCAGGGCGGGCTGAGCCTTTTCCGGAACCATAATAACCGTGGGCCCTTCCATCTTGATTTCGGCCTGCTGGCGGGGCTTGCCGTAAATACGGTCGAGGATGTCCGACACGGTGAACCAGCCGTTCTTGCCGGCCATCTGTCTGACTGCTATCTGCATCAGAAAACCGTATTCGCCGAGCTCGGCTTCCTGCTCTTCCATATAGCGGCGGGCGGTCGCAACGTTCGGCAAAGACAGCGCGTGGTGCAGCACCTTCAGGACCTTCATACGGTCATCCCGGGGGATAGCCTTGAGGGCCCTGTCAAGCTTCTTGGGTGCTCCGTTCGGGTTTCCGCTCTGTCCGGGCTGAAACTCCGTCTTTGGATGATGTCCCTTCTGAAATGGCATATCTGTTGTATTTCTGTAGTTTTTAAAATTTTTTAATAATTGCTTCCAGTTCCTCCGGGGTGTGTACTTTTTCCGGGTATTCGTGGTAGCCAATGATGAGAGTACCGTCCGGCTTCCAGCCGAGGCGGGGGTTGCTGTAGAGGACGAGGATGTCGCCTCTGTATATCCAGTTATGTGCAAGCAAATACTCTTCCATACTGTTACTTTTTGCGTGGTACATAAAGGCGCTCGAAGGCGTGGTCTCCACCTTTGGCGGATATTCGACTCAATACCTTCTTTTCCCATACTTTGAGGAACCTATCCTGGGGCATATCGTATTCGGATATGTAGACGGGGACGGTCTGGGCACAGGCCCAGTCATAGAAGGCTTCGTTGTCGAATTCCTGTCCGTTATAGCCTTCTGTGCCCTTGTAGGGCGGGTCGCAGTAAAGAACATCACCGGGCTGCACTTTCAGGGTGCGGTAATCACCTTTGCGGGCGGTAATGGTTCCCACTGGTCTTTTGAGACTTTGAAGACGTTCGAGGCTTTCGAGACTTTGGAGGCGTTCGACTCGCTCGAGGTTTTGAGGGGAAGCCGGGTTATGCGCCTCTTTGATATGGCTTGTTCTTACAGACTTATACAGCGGATTCCGCTCGATGATTCCCGGGTCCTTGAGCGTCTTGAGGGCCCGCACCACGGCGGGACTGAAATGCAGGCGGCGGGCCTTAATATCTGTAATCCCCTTGAGGCTGATGCGGGCGTATCCTGCGACCTCCGGACACAGCTGCTGCAGTAGCGTCCAGTCGTCAAACACGGTCGCATAATGGCAGGCTTTTTTGTAAGGCTCGATTTCCTGTGAATACATATAGGTACGACCATTATTTCCGAAGCTGTAGCAGAAGCGCACGAACGGGTCGGAATCCTTGAGCCTGAAAAAGTCCTCGCGACTAATCCATTCGTTACGGTTTTTGTATTTCCCCTGCAGTACGTCTACAAAGAACTGAGGTGTATCGGTGATGTCGTTTGCGAGCACGGTCTTCCAGCGTCCCGCAAGAAGGGCGGCGTGAGACATTGCGCACCCTCCTGCAAAGACGTCGACGAAGCGTTCCCCGGACGGGATGATACCGATAAGGTCCCGGGCAATCTTCGACTTTGAACCCTTATAGGGCATTCCGAAATTAACCGCCATAATCCGTCATAATATGGGCGGGCAGGCCACGTTCTTCCATCTCCGAAAGGAATGCAATCTGCTCGTCGCTGTTATCGAATTCCACTACGACGCGAAAAGAGGCGTTTTTAGGCACGTCATTCTCGTTGGCGGCCCTGCTGTTGCTCTTCGGCTCTTTCTTCGATTTTTGGCCGGTTTCCGAGCCATCCGAGCCGTTGTTGCCGTCCGTCTTCCAGACAGGGATTCCCCAATCGGCAAGAGGGAGGTCATCCCACTCGTTTGCGAGGGTATCCCAATCCCACGAACCGAAAGAGCCGTTGTCTTTCATTGCGCGGCGCTTGATGGTCTCGAAATCCTCTTCGGTTTCAGGATAGTACGCCACACAGGGAGGGGCGTCTTTTTTCGCGGCCTCGCATCCTTCACGGCGCAAGTTTCCGCCGAACACCACGTAATCCGGGACCTCAGGGGTCTGGCCCGGGGCATCGATGAAAGGTACGACCAGCAGGGGACGGTCTTCGAGAAAATCAGGGTCTTCCTTGATGCTGCCGGCGGTGTTCTCGATATCCTTCTTGGTCCACTGGCGGGGATTCTTGGGAAGCCACGGCAGCTGCCCGGTGTTGGTGTGCAGCAGGGACAGGTCTATATGTATGCGTTCCTTTTTCATATTATTCCTGCTTTTTTGCGGTTTTCACGGAGCCACGGGGGCGTCCCTTCTGCCTGGGTGCGGGCTTGCTTCCCACCAGACGGCGGGCGGCCTCTTCCACCTTCTCGGCCTCGATGATTTCCAGGTCTGCAAGATAGGCCCGGCCCACCTGGGTGAGCAGGCGCATCATACAATCCTGGCAGGATGCGTAAACGGACAGCTGCACGCCGGTGGCCTCCTTATAGATGCGGCCGATATTGCGGGCGGCTTCAGGTCCGCCGATGCGGCGGGCGTAACGGCTGTAGACAGCGGTGCGGAAATTCTCTTCGAACGGCCTCAGCTCCTCGAGCTGTGCGTCGGTAAATGTGCGTTTCTTATTCATGTTCCATTATAGATTTAAATTCTTTATACAGGGCGCGGACGGGTTCGTCTCGCAGAAAATATGAGTGGTGCATCACAAACTCCGTATTGTTTATGGCGTGGAGTATGGTGGTGCGGTCTCGTTTCATCGCTTCGGCAATCTGCCAGTCTTTCAGGCCCCTTTCGTAGCTGAAATAATGGGCCACGATTCCACGGGCCTCGACGTACTTGCGGGACCGGGTCTGTTTGAGGATGTCGAATCCCACAAGGCTGCTCATAACGTCGATACCGTGCTCGACGGGCCCCTTCCAGGTATCCGTTGGCACGTCCAGCAGCTCCTTCGCAAAGGTGCGCAGCAGGCCTTCAAAGTCCCTCGCACCCATCATACCGAGGTAGCCGGCATAATTGTCGACATTCTTCCGTATCAATGTCTCTACTCTTTCGTTCATAATTTTGTCATTAAATGGTCAATAAGGGCCTGCAGGGCCTCAATAATAAATATAAAAGCGCTTGCAAGGGGGCGCGTCAAGGCGCACACCACCGACAGGGCGGCGAGGCCGGCGAGATCAAAGGAACCGGCGAAAAGCAGCCAAATGAGGCCAATCCACCACGTCATACAGAGCGAGCAGGTGAAAGGACGCATCGTGGTTATATCGCGCTTATAGAGCCGGGAAAACACCGCCAGAACGGTATCCTTGAATCCGGATACGTCGATGATGAAAACCACTACCGTCGCAAGCAGGAAGAGATTCAGTATTGTATTCCAAATCATAAGCCCTTTTCTTTGAGTTCCCGGCGGATGTTCGCCAGGATGTTGTTGTAGTATTTCCAAACGGTCTTTTTCGATACCTTCAGGAGGATACCCAATTCACGGAATGAAAGGCCGTCGATGTGCAGTATAAAGATGATGCGTTCAGGCTGAGGGAGCCTGTCAATCGCCTGCTTCACGGCAGCCACCCGGGGGCTGTCCACGTCCAGGGGGTCGCCGATATGGCTTTCATAATCCTTTAGGATTGCTTTCAGTTCGTTAGGGTTCATTTGTAGCGTTTTCTGTTTTGTTGCATTCTATCGATACCTCCCTCTTCCGCGGCAGTACATACTGATAATAGAATCGCGAGGTCTTTGAGAACAGCAAGTTAGTGATTATTTTGGATATAAAAAAATTCAGTTCGTGCCTTCCAGCCAGTTCTTCGATACGCCTGGCAGGCTGTTCGCACAGTGCGGCGTATACCATTTGGCTAAGGTCCTGAAGGTCGCCGTCCAGTCTCTTGACGTGGGCAATCCTCAAGACCATAGCCTCCACGGTGCGGGCGCGGGCCAATTCATTTAATATCCCGTTCCGGTTCATCTCTGAAAGACAAGCATTGCGGCATCCCTTGCGTGGTTCGAGGTACGGCCCTTCCAGCCGGTAAGGCGTTCGAACTGGTCCTGATTCCACTTTGTGAGGCCCTTCGAGGGGGCCCGCTTCTCAAAGTTGATTTTGTAGTCGGACAGGAATTCCTCCCATATCACGGCATCGCGCTTGACGGCCCCGGCCCCCATAAGGCGGCCACGGTATTCGCTGTTGTTGCGTTCCTGCGGTATCCACTTGCGCTGCCTGGCATCCTCGAACACCACGGTAAGAGGGCGGCCGGTGGCTTGGCAGTGGTCCTTATACTCGAAGACGCACAGCAGGGCCCGGTGAAGCGGCATAGTCTCTACACGCTCGAAACGCATCAGGGTCCCGTCCCAAACGGCGAGGCCCGTATGCGTTCCAGTGTCGATTCCGATGTAGATACCTTTCATCACTCGGCGGGTTTTTCGGCTTCGGCCTCGGCTTCGTCTTCCGTCTGTCCGAAGCATTCGATGGCGAGGTTTCCGGCGGCTTCGCGTCCGGCCCTTCCGTAAAGCTCACGGATGGTGGCGTCTGCGAGTGCAACGGCGTCCTTTGCGAGGGCTATTATGTCAATCTCGTCGGCGGGAACACCATTCTTTGCGACGGCGTTGAAGATGATGGAAGATGCGAGCTGCTCGCGGCGTGTAACCACGAAATTGACGGCCTTGGAGGCATCGTCTGCGACAGCGGCCTGTGCAGGTCTTGCGAGGGGGCGGCTGGGTTTCATTGATTTGTTCATATTGATACTATTTTAAGGGGTTCAACGGATTGCATTCAGGGAGGTAGGTCTCGCAAAGGGTCACGAGGTCTTCCGTGGTGAAGCAGGAATAGGTCATAAACCGGGTTTCCGGGTCGCGTTCGCGCTTGAAGACTATCCCGGTGCGGTCTTCGATTTCGCCGATGCGCGTGGACAGCTTCGTGGTGATGCAGGGGTAACGGAGGCAGTCCGCGGGGCTGATTCGCTTGCGCTCCGACAGCAGGCGGACTATCTTCACGTACTGGGTATCCTTATACTCTTTTACGGGTGCATAGGAGGCCTGTGCGGCCTCCCTGCGTCCCTTTTTGAAGATGTTCAAAAGTTTCATACTGTAATTCTTTTACCAACTATATAGATGCAACGGAGTGCTAAGCTGTTTCAAAGGCGTGCGGAATCATCTTGAAACAAGGGTTTCCGAACTGGTCCCGGCGGTACAGAATCCTCTGTATGTAGCGCACGGGTTCTCTGAAAGTCTTAGGGATTGCGCGGTGGAGGTAGTCCCTCTTGTCTTCGCGCCTTGCGGACATTGCGCCGGGATTGGCGGACTTTGCGTAGTAGGAGGCCCTGTTGGCGGCCTTTGCTTCGGTAAATTTGCGTTTCATATCGGTGTTGATTAAAGTTCGCTGAGGACAAATTCCTTGTAGTCCTGAAGGGCCTTGTACATAGTACGGAGGGCCTGAGAATTGACGGGATAGTAATTGGCGCGCCCCTTCTTGTAGGCGGGCTTGATGTGTGCATAACGGAGGGCGTTGGTAAGGTTCCAGCCCTTGACGCCGAAGTGTTTTGCTATATACTGGATGGTAGCATAGCCATCGTTGATGGTTGCGGACCTGTAAGAAGACCAGATGAAACGGGGGTCCATTTCCGCTACGTCCTTGGCCTTGCGCAATTCGGTGAGGATTTCATCCGTAGAGGGCTCTTCCTGCTGGCCTTTAAGGGCTGCAACGAGAACCGCCCCGGCAACGCCGGAAGGGCGATTGGAGCTGCCTTCCAGGGCGGCGGCTATTGCGTCGACTTTTGCATTGAGGGCGGCAAGGGCCTCTTTCATTTCGTTGAGGGCGTCCAGATACTTGCCGGAATTGAAGCTGATGTTGTAGTTGACTCTGTCGATTGCGTCGATAATCTTTTTCATAATATTGGGAATTTAATGGTTAAACTATTTTTTGTTTTTATTGTCCTGCTCGATTGCGTCACACAATCCCTTGACGGTAAGAGGGGAATCAGTATTCATAGCGTAATTGCGTATTGCGGCACGGAATTCTTTAATACCCATTCCCTTGAAGCGACCACTTTTAAGGACATACGCAAGCGCGAGGGAAATATTACTAATCTGCCTGGAATCGATTGAAGACAATTCGTTAATAGGCGAATGGAACGCCATAGCAAATGCTACGTCTGATTCAAGACGGTCAGCAATAAAAGAGGCACAAAACTCTTCATAATTACCGCCAATCGCATTTTCCAGGTCCCTGTTTTCGTTCTCGAGTTCCTGAATCCGCCTTTTAAGTTCTTTTCTTGTTTCCATAATAATAATGATTTAAGTGTTAATATTGAATGTCTATTTGTTCGTTTTGCCGAAATTCTCGAAATCCGCCATAACCTTTTTGGCATAGTCCGGATGCTGGTTCAGGAATTCGAAGAAATCGGCCTCTTTAGCCTGTTTCTGGGCCTCTTCGCGGGCACGGTTGCCTTCACCCTGGGCGTAGGCTTTAATGGACCCGTAAAGGCTCGCAACGGACACGGGCGCGTCGACGGTGAGGGCGCTCTTCTTTATGATGCGGGAAAGTTCCGCAAAGGTGATGGAAGCAGTGCCGATTCCGTCCGGGTCTTCCATAAGGGTCTCGAGCAGAAGGTTTGCAGTGCCGGCGAGGGTTTTGTCGTCCGGCTTCTGTCCGCGGATGGTAAAGGCCTGGGCCACAAGAGTGGCAAGGACCTCATAGCACAAGCCATAGTCGAGGGACTTGAGGCGGGGATAGAGTTCACTATTTGCGCGGATTTCGGCAAAAGTGACGGCGGGGTTTACGTATATGAGGCTATTCGGATTGATAGCTGCTACGGACTGATTCTGGGTGTTGGTGATTGCGTTCATAGTTAGAAGGGTTTTACGGGTTTATACTTGAGGGCGGCGGCGAGGGCTTCGGCGTTGTGCTCTGCGAGGCCGGTGCGTGCCTGGGTCGGATAGGAAGGGCGGGCCGGTTCGTTTGCGCGGCGCTGCTTCCACGTACGGACACAAGCTTTCCAGTCTTTCATAGGGGTATTGCCTACCTTCCAGCCCTTTGCGGTGTAATAGTCCACGAACTGGGCTCCGTTGAGCTCGAAATCGATGGAACGGGCGTAATCCTCCACCTGTTCAGGTGTGGGTGCTACGAAGCGTTTCACGGGCTTTTCGGCGGGCTCGAAGAGTTCACCGGGCGCGGGTTCCGGTTCAGCGGGGGCCTGGGCCTGCTGGGCGGCCAGTACGGCCTGGGCGTTGACGACCTGCAGGGCGGCGAGGGTGTTGAGGTTTACGCGGTATTCCGGGGCGGGTGTGCCGTTCACGGTGCGCTCAAGCTTCTCTATTATATTGATTTCGCAAAGATGGTCGAGAATGTCGGATACCTTGCGCTTGCTGCACAGGCAAATGTCTGCCAGATAGGCACGGTTCCCGTGGAAAGTGCTTTCACCATCGCGGCTGAAGGAATAGACGGTGGCGAGGGCGTGGACCTCGTAGATGTCGAGGCCGGGGATATACATCCAAGGCAGAATGGTCAAGTCTTTCATAGTGCTACTGGATATAAAGGTCCAACAGAGACTTCACGCGGTCCGTGGTTGCATCGCACCAATTTTCGATGTCGGATGCGGACTCCAACAGAGAGATACTGAAGCCGTACTTTTTGGATACACCGGCTTCGTCTTCGATGCAGACGGAAAAATCTACGCAAGCTCCGTCAGCCATAATGGCTCCGTGTGCTTCGAGGTTGTTTGCGCAAGCAAACATAGTGAGCTTCTCGAGGGCTTTATAGGCGGCCCACACGCTCAAGGAACTGATAACTGTCGTTTCCATAATGATAAGGATTTAAGGGTTAATAATATTAGCTGATACGGGTTACTTCATAAGCACCCTCGTCGCGGTTCACGTGCACCGTGTAGCGCCGGCCGGTCTCAATACCCACGGCCACCGCAAGGTGACGCACGTAGGAATAGGCACGGACTCCGAACGGAACGCTGAGCACGTCGCCCGCCTCCATCTCCATATAACTGCCACGGAGGGAAATCTGTTCTACTGTCTTGATGTCTCGTTTCATTTCTTCAATGTTTGTATCTGACTGCAAATATACGACAAAAAATTGAATATCCAAACTTTTTTCACATTTTTTTTGATTTTTTACAAAAAAAAGAGGGGCGCATCGCTGCGGCCCTCTTCCTGGATAATTAACTTTTCAAAAAACCTAATGTAAGAAGAACTATAACTATGTCAAGAAAAGAATAAAGCCCTGCGCCTCACGGCGGAGGGCTTTCCCTATTAACCTTAATTCCAAACTATGAAAACATCTTTTCACTTTCCGAATGCAAAGATAGCAATAATATTTGAATCTGCAAACAAATATTGATTTTTTTTCAGAATTGTATCAAATCGTAATGGATGCCGATACCGACATACAGACCGGGCCTCAGGGTGTTCCATCCGTCTCCGGCCGTCCATCCGATGCCGCCGCTAATCGTGGGACCAATGCCCCAGCGTTTCGGCTTCGGCTTGATATAGGTCGTATTCCTGTAGAAGTCCAGCGTGTCGAGGCGGGGCTGGATTCCGGACACCACGGCCCGGTAAGTGCTGTCCTGATAGACGGCCACCTCCCTGGGCAAATCGACATAGACGGTATCACGAACCTCCGTCGTATCGGTATGGAAGACCGTATCGGTATGGAAGACCGGGACGGGAATCTGGACGAACTGGTAAGGCAGCACGCCCTTCGAGACAGGTGCGGGGGCCTTGATTCGGACCGTTTCAGCCACGTATACCGTGTCGGTGGTAGCCTTTATCGGCTCGTTGCTTTTAAGGCCTGAAATGCGCCCGAAATAATAGCCGGCGGCGGCGCTGCCCATCAGAGCAGCAACCGCCACGGCCAGTGAGAGAGCGATAGAGTGGATTGCTTTCATTCTAAAAATGCTCCTTTATGTATTCGAACCGTTCCTTGACGTACACCGGATTGTGTTCGTAGTCGGTATCCTCGTCGTAGTGGTCGTCCTGATAGAACATCGACGGCTCAGGTTCCCACCTGGTCTTTACATACAGCCGGCGCTGTGCCTGATTGAAGGCGTTCCACCACTCCACCCATACCAGTGAAGGATGGTCGATTACTATCAGTCCGTTCTCGTCCAGATACCACGTGCCGTATTCGGTGCTCTTTGCCCATACGCCGGGGGATTCCTGGGTGTAGCCTACGAAACGGCGGCCGTTTTCCGCCTGCATCGTGTAGAAGGTAACGTGCTCGACCATTACGCCGTGGTCATTGACGAAGCGCATCCCACAGAGGTCTTCCTCTGTCATATCGAACACCGTGCGAACGGGTCCCTGTTTGGTGCATCCGGCCAGTGCCAGGACGCTGATAAGGATGATGTAGAAAAACTTTTTCATAATGTTAATTATTAAAATATTTTAATATTGGATTTCATTGTTTTCTTCCGGTGCTATCTCGAGCTCAATCTTTTCTCCACGGCCAATAACGTATTTGGGATTCCAAAGGACATCGGCTTCAGGGTCGTAGGAATAGTCGCAGTAGAACATATTCATTTCCGGTTCGCTCCGACGCCTCACCAGCATACGAAGGGGGTATTTGATGCCCTGGCCCTCATAGAGGTATGCCTCCGTCACTGCACTGTTGTTGTTTATGGTAAGGACGTTGTCATCAGCGAGACTCCAACTGCCATAATAGCAGCAGGCGGTGTTATTGCCGGGGACGTACTGCAGGTATCCCATATAAGGAAGACCGTCCGGGGATTGCATATCGTAGAACATAAGGGCCTCCACGTAGACGCCGTGGTCGCATATGAAACGGTGTCCGACCAGATCTTCCGGGGTGTACAGAGGGACGTGGTTCTGGATGGTTTTGTCACAGCCTGCCAGGGTGAGCAGCAGGGACGCAAACAGTGCGAAGATGATTCTTTTCATAACTAAAGGGTTTTGATTTTGTTGAACTGATATGTAGCGGGGTCGTTGAGACGCTCCAACTCTTTGAGGGCGGCCTCGCGGCGGGGCGCATCCTTTGCCACCTTTGCGACCTCTTCGCGGCGCTGCTGGAAGGTTCCTACCACGAATCCGGTATCGGTGGTGATGATGCAAAGGGAATCGACGCGGGGCGCGGGCTGGTCCAGGGTGGTGACGATGCCGGTGCGGTCGCCGGTCTCGACGGAGGTAACGATTCCGGTCTTATCGCCGGATTCGACGGAGGTAACTACCTGAGCGTGTGCGGTCAGGGTCAGTGCGATAAGCGCAATTGATACAGAAAAGAGATTCTTCATAACTTTAAGGATATTAATTTTGTAACACTTGGGTTTTTCAGTAAAGGCGCATAAACGGGCTGCGTCACATTTTTTCACTTCGCGGCACGTATGGCAAAATTCACATACAACAGGCTGTTTCATAAGCCGTTCGTGGGCGGTTTCTTTGGGCGGCTGGTCGATAATCTCGAAATTGACTTCATTCGGATTTTTTGCCCTGCACTCATCGTGCTCCTTGAGAAAATCATTAAGATATCTTCCGACCTTCTTGTGATGATGGTTAGCGAAAAAGACACTACCATCACTAAAGTTCATACGGTGTCCAATCCATCGAATTGCCCCGCAATGCTTACAACGTACATATAAATTCGTTTCTTCCATTTTTCTTGAATTTTTAAGGGTTAAACATTCTTGAGACAGGAACGGGATTCGAACCCGTATCTCCGTGCGCGTCGAAAATAAACAAAAGCCCGCCACGGCGCTCATACCTTTATACCATCCTGTCAATTTTGTAGCACGGGCGGGATTCGAACCCGCATCCCCGGCGGCAGTTCACGCAAAACCAGATTTTTCCGCCCCGGTGTTCATACCGTTATACCACCGTGCCAATCATTTCTTTCCTATTCCTTTGCAGCCCTGGGCTTCGTGAACTTTACGGCGTCGCCGGTCTCCCTGTCGATAAAGCGTTCCATATCGCCGGCGGCTTCGAGGTTTCCGGCCGTGGTCTTGAGCTGTATGTCGATGCATTCAGGCAGGCCGGCGGCACGGGCGGCGGCGCGCACCTTTGCGAGGTATTCATCCTCCAACGCGGCGATGTTTACGCTGGTCTTTTTGGATTCGTAGATAGTGAACTTGTAGAAGGAGCCTTTCGCCACCTCCGTATTCGTGTAGCGCATAACGGAAAGGATTTCGCGCTTGATAAAATCCTCACTATTCTGCAGGGCCTTGATGCGGCGGTCCGCGGCGGCCTTTTCGGCCTTTGCGGTTGCTATCTCATCCTGCTTCGCCTTGAGCCAGCGGCCCAGGGAATCGATGCCGTCGGTCTTCAAGAGGGTCTGCAGGGCTTCCTGAGTCAACTGCAGGGCGTAGGTATCTTCATTGAGTTCACCGCCGTTCTCTTCGAAGGCGTTCTCGAGGTCGAAGGTCACGCGGCCCAAATCGGCCACGGCTTCCATAATTTCATTGTACTTCATATCTTTGATATTAAGGGTTATACTTCGGAAGGGAGCTTGACATCTTTCGCGGGCTTCACATCCCCGTCAGGGCCGAATCCCACGATATCGAAATCATACAGGGAACACCGGGTTCCAAGGTAGTAGACGGTTACGGAGGCGGAACCGGTCCAGCCGTCCTTCTGAGCGCGTTCCACGGTCTTCTTGTGCGCAGCCAGCTCGAGGTCGCTAAGGGTGTTGGCGGTCACTATGTCCGCCGTGTTTCCCATCCGCCCTATTGAGGGGGCGTAGGTGATGAATCCTTTGTAAACTGTTTCCATAATTTCAATAATTAATGTTAAGGTCTTGTTGTTTGTATCTGGGTGCAAATATAAGCATTATTTTTTAATATCCAAAACTTTTTCACTTTTTTTTGATTTTTTTTCGAGCGGCGTACCCGTTGCACGTGGTGCAAGGGTATTGCATATCGTGCAAGGGGGTATTGCACCAGGTGCAAGGGGTGTTGCACGTCGTGCAAGGGGTATTGCACGTGGTGCAAGGGGTAGGCGGCGTTTTTCAAAGGGGGGTAGGGGGAATTAATAATATATATATTATTTATATAAAAATAAATATATAAATATATCTCTGATATTCTCTGACACACTAAGTCCGTGCGCGCATACGCACGCACCTGCGCGTATAGAGAGAGCGCCGACGCAAAAACGCCGACGCTCACATAAAAATCGGTTAAAAAAACGCCCCTCCCCCCGTAGGCCCCCCTCCCCACGGTTTTTACTCCGTGGGCTTCTGGAATACGGTCCTGAAGGACTCGACGGTAACGGGCAGTCCGAACACTGCTACTGCCAGGGTGGCAACGGCAAAAAGCCAGTGTCCGTCACAGGCCAATGCGATAGGGCCGCCGATGACTCCGACGGCATAAGCGGCCAGGCATACAATGGAAGGCCCCTTCTTTACGATGAAATCTTTCATTTTTCTCTGTAGTTTTGTTCCAACATATTGTACTCAGCACGGAGGTTTCTCCGCTGCTGCTTATAATCGCCGTATTGTGCCATATTTTCGCCGTCAAGCTCTTTGGCGGTAAGATAGTCCATTGAAGCCAATAATGCGCGAATTTGGCCCATTCTGGCCTCAACAGCGGGCGGATACGATGCGGCTCTCTTCTCTACTTCCACGAAGCCCCAGTCTTTCAGCTGTTCCTCCGTAGGCACGCCGTCAAACAAAGTACCTTCAGGGAGCATCTTGATAAAGCGGCTCCCTTCGCGGTACGTTTCCCCTGTAGTGGGATTGTTGTAGTATTTCATACTTATTCGGTTGTTATGGTCCATCCTGCAGGTACGGCGCTTGCACCGGTGGTCTGCCAGGTAGCGCGGGCGTTCTTTGTGAAAGTTCCGGACGCTGCTACACCCTGCACCCAGTTGGCGGTGTAAGAGGTTCCGGGGGCCGTCAAGAACAAGGCCGTAATCTCCGACAGACTCGAACAATTGAGGAACATACTTCTATAGCAGCCGGATACCAGTGTCTCCGCCGGCAAGCGCGGGGAACGCTGCAGCTGTGTGCATCCTGAGAACATAACAGAATAGCACGACGAGTAAAGCGTCATCGCGGGCAATACCGCCGGGGCGGTCCTCAAGGCGGTGCAGTTGCGGAACATTCCGGTATAACAGCTCGAATTCAAGGTAGTGGCCGGCAGGTCCGGAGCCGTCTCAAGGGATGTGCATCCGTCAAACATTTGATTGTAACACTGAGTTGTTGCCCTCAAAGCAGGAAGCGCGGGAGCCGCTATCAGACCGGTGCATCCCTTAAATGTTTCGCGGTAACAATATGCCGTCAAAGTCGTAGACGGGAATTCCGGTGCTGTCCGCAATGCTGTACAATTGATGAACAGGTGATAAAAACAATACTCCGACGGGAGCGTATCCACCTTATTCGCGTAGTCTATAAGGCTCGTTACATCCCCCTCGCAATCAACCATATTTCCGGTATCAACGGTAAATATGAAAGAACTATAAAAGCTGCTACTCGTGGCAAAACCCGCCGGGTTGTTACCACGGATATAGACCGGCGTACCCTTCGGACACGAAAGAGCGCTGTAATTCCACTGGTCCCACGTCATTCCATCCCTGGAATAGTACAGTTCCGGCGCACCATTGTTGTTGAAAAGCCGTACGGAGGCCGCGGCCCCAGCCACGGTCCCCTCGAACTTCAGGGCACGGACCTGAACCGGTGCGGCCGCCCGTGCCATATACCTACGTCTAAGCAATGACACCATAAGCCACAATCCAGTTGCGCCCGTTGAACAGGCAGTTGATTTCATAGGTCTTGCCCGCCTCAAGGTTGTAACCGTCGAAATAAAGGACGGAACTGCCGTCTGAGGTCACAAAGGTGATATTGGGATTGGTCCCGGTGGTAAGGCTGAGCACCAGGCCCTGCACCTTCGAGGTGTCCGCAATTGCAGGAAGATTCACCGCAAGGGTATCCACTGCCACGTCGAACCTGTTATAGGTGTTTTCGGACGGCTCAAAGGTCACTGGAATCACGTTATAAGCATTGACCGGCATCTTGTCCGCCTTCCTGTTCAAGGCCGTCAAAACGGCCAAAGCGGAAGGATACTGGAGGTCCGTCGCACCGTTCTGGATGGCAGTCACCTTATTGGTGGTAACTTCCATATTCGCTATGGCGGACGGCTGCAGCGCGGTCGAGGCGGCGGCCAGCAAATCGCGCACGGCCTGGGCCAAATCCGTGGCGGGTATCCCTCCGTCCGGCTTCACATACTTCAGGGGTATGGAAGACACCAGGGCTGCAGTGATACCTGAATTGATGGCAGTCCACTGCGCGGCGGTGAAGCTCGAATTGTTCAGCACGAATTCGGCCCCCCACTGCCCGGTGCTCGCATTATACTTGTAACGGGTGTAGGTCGTATTTCCCTCCGAATCCCGTCCGACTACGAAAGCATAGTCGTTATTATCGTGCGGGCCCGTGTACGCCTGCAATTCCTCCACAGATGCAAAGGGCTGTCCGTTGTTGCTGATATAGTTCGCGGTGGCCGTGGATATGGAACTGTTCACGAAAGACTTGTCCGCCAGCTGGTTCGACGGTGATGCGGCCTCGGGAATAAGGGCCGTGATGGCTTCCAGCTCCGACCCTTGAAGGGCCGTATTAGCCAGTTCCAGGGCGTGCTGTACGGCCTGTGCCAGGTCAGTGGCAGGGATACCGGCGGCGGGCTTCCTGTAGGCTGCTGCGCCTGCCAAAGCACCGGCCCGGATGGCTTCGAGGTCGGCGATGATATTCTGTTTGGTCTCGATGAGCCCGCGGATGGTAGCGTCGGCGTCCCGGCGTTCCTGTGATTCCTGCGACAGCGCGGCGGCCTCAGCCTTGAGGGCGTCGATGGTGAGAGTCATAGACAGAAGCACATTCTGCAGGATTGCACCCGTAATGCGCCCCGCCCCGTTGGGTCCGATATTCTCGCGGATATCAGCGTTCAGCTGTTCGATATTGTCAAAAGTAGTTGCCATTTCAGTAACTGTTTGTATGTTATGTAATTATTAATAATCTTCTGGACAGACGTCCGCCGTTGCCACCTGGAAGGATACCGTGGCATAAGCCCCGGCGCATTCATCAGAGAATCTTTCCGTAAAAGTGACATACGAAACGGGCTGCTTTTCGGAACCGGTGTACAAATCTTCCATCTTCCGGATGATGTTGCGCAAGACGTCCAGGCCGGTGCTCTGTACCTCAACTTCATTGCCCCGGTCTTCTGTCAAGCGGTCCACATAGAACAGCGTGAAATTAAAGCTGATAAAGCTGTCTTCCGTCTGCCTGTGAGTCCCCTGGACATAGGCAAAAACGCCGTATTCCACGTCCGGAAGGGCGTTGAGCTTGTAGATATCATTGTGCACCACGGTGCGCACGGCGGGCTGCTCTTTCGCAATCTCCACCATTGCATTTATGAATTCTATCAGTTTCATCACCGCTTCCCCCTTACACCGCCCAGCCAAAGGCCGCAAGTGGCGGAACTTTTAAGATTTGCCCGGATGGTCCGGCAGTCGTTCTCGCACAGTTCCGGAAAGCTCTGTGCGTGCTTGAGAATCCAGCCCTGCAGCTCGAAGGCACAAGAATCGGCCTTGTGCTGATATTCGGCCGCAATCCTGTCCACATCCTCGATTCCCACGGATTCTACGTTGTCGTCGGTAGTCTTCACTACGCCCATATTGGCTATCTTGAAAGACACCTTGAGGCACAGCTCGGAACCGGCCTTGTAAGCCAAATAATATTGGCTTTCATCCACCAGCTCCTTATAGGCGGGATTCGCGTCCAGCTGGTCGGCGGCGCAAAGTTCTTTGAGTTTTTCCAGAAGGGCCGTGCCCACTATCCTCTTGAGGCCCATTTCCTGGGCTTCACGGATGGCGGACTGTATGTATTTTCCGGATATATTGTCAGAAATTGGCAAAACCGATTTTACAAAGGTTTCGCTGGTGAGTAGTATTTCCTGTGCTGTAGCCATATCATTAAAGCGTAAACGGGGTTATTTCGATGCTATTGTCCACTCCTAAGGTTCTGTCTATAGAATCCATTATGATGCGCTGCATAGGCTGTATAACGGTCCTATTGAAGAGCTTGAAGGCGCTTTCGTATTCCTCGCTGTTGAATCCGTTGGATTCCGTCGGAATACCGAAGAGGTTAGCATTTGCACGGAAGGCCGTGTAAATCTTTCGCATACTGGTCTGTGCCAGTGTCTTGTACTTCTCGCCGAAATCGTCGACGGTCATCTTGTCCAGTGTGACGGAGTGCACCCTGTCCGGATTGAAAGCCACACCGATGCGCCCGGCATTCTGGTATCCTCCGAACTTCTGGATGAGGTCCTTTTCTATCTCTTCCTGCTGCTCTTCGCTGGGAACGCCGTTGTTGAAATTGATGAAATACGAAGACATAAAGCCGTTTTCGAGGCTGTTCAGATGGAAATCGTCGATGCAGCGCTCAATCTCGCAAGACTTGATTGCAGCGATGTACATAGGCTCGGGGTATACGCTTCCGTGCGTGTTCTTGATAAAGACGATGCTGTCTTTCACCTCCTTTGCACCGGGGATGAATTTAGGGTATACGATGATTTTTTCCCTTCGGTTGTACTTCTTTCCGAAATCTTCGGAATAGAAAAACGTGTCGCATTCCTTGTTGGTGCGCAAGTAGCGCATATCAATCCAGTGGAATTCGCGGGGTTCGCCGTTTTCGTCCCTGATTACCTGATAGGCGCATCCTCCGATGCGGAAGAGGTCCAGGCCCAGATTGCGCACGAAAGTGAACGGGGTTTCCTTCATCCCGTTGACGTATTTGTCGAAGCCCAGGGCGCGGCCCGCTTCGGTAAATTCCACGGAATTGCCTGAGAGGTAATCGACGCATCCGTCCACGACGCTGTGCAGGGTGGCGGCGCTCCGATAAAGGTCTATCAGATACATTGGATAGATATTGCCGGGCCCCCACTCTATCATTTCGTAATCATTCTGCCGGATTTCCTTTTCGGTAGGCAGTATGATATGGGACTCGATGACTTTGTCGATGGCGGCAAAACGGACCGCTCCGACGGGGGCGGCCTGCTGCGTTTCTGTAGTGTTGGTATTAGCCTTCATATTGCTTGTATTGTATTTCCTTGCTGTAGCTGTGACGCCTTGCCTTGTAGTCTCCTACGATGGCGATGCCGGTAGCGACGGGCTTCCCGTCCGCCGTGAGGGTGTACTCATATTCGCCGTTCGTCAACGGGAACCAGGTGAGAAAATCGTCGCTGAAATCGGCGTTGAAATCCCCTCCTGCCTGTCCGATGACGACGGCAAAGACAAAGTAGTCTTTGTAATTGTGTAAGTCCACCACTGTTCCGACAGCCACGTTGTTGAGGTCGACGGTATTCCGGAACGTCAGTTCAAGTGCCGCCCCGGGGGCGTATCCTATCCCCTTTGGGATATGGATGGTCTGTACTTCCAAAGTATTGCGCAATTGTATCATAACACCAATAAGATATAAAACGGGTCCGATTCGTTACTATTTGACACAAAATTCCCCCCAAATTCACAGGAATTCAGGGGGTAATTTGCTTTTTTATTCGAAAGGGCCGGCAGGCTAAAGCTCGTCGACGATTTCGGTGGTGAGGGCGGCAGCGTCAATCTCGAAGGGGAACGTCTTGGAGGTATCCTGCAGGGCCACGGTATAACCGTTGCGGTCGCTGCGGGCCGTGCCGGTTGCGCCGGCGGTTCCGGAGGCTGCCACGACGGGATTGTCCTTACCGAAATACCAAAGGATATCGTTCATATCCTTCACGATAAGGGCCATTTCCCCAAGGCGCATTGCCTCGACCTCGAGCCGCTTGGTGGTTTCCATACGGCCGAACACCAGATTTATGAGGGTGGTAACGTCCTGAGGGCCGTTTTCCTCGCTGATGTTGGCCGTGGACTCGTAGTTGGAGGTTCCGGGCCTGAAATGATACTTCTTGAACTTTGCTTCGTTCGCCATAGCAATAGCGGAAATCTTGTTGGCCGTTACGGTAACGCTCGCCACGTCAGCGTGGTTGGTTATCCAAGCGGCCTTGATACCTCCGATATTGGGTTCGCAATCCTTTGCAAGTCCAGCATAAGTCTGTGCACAAGCCATATTAATCGATTTTAAGCGTTTTTACGGTATTATACGAAATTATGGGACAGGAATAGGGCTAAAGGCTATAACGCGATTTTAGCCCTATTTCCGTTCCATTCAGAGGGGTTTAAGGCTCGGGGTTCTCGGCGGCTGCCTGCTCCTGGGTCTTGTAGATGTGGTCGTCGTCGGCGAGAGTGCCTACGTGGGTGTCGATGGAAGACAGGTCAGTCTCCATACCCTGCAGCAGGTTATTCTGTGTACCGACGGCGGTGGCGATGTTGGAGGTGTTCTGCGCGATGGCAGCGAGGCTTGCGACGGCCTCGGGACGGGTGGGAGCGCTTGCGAAAGTACCCACGACCACTTCGTCAGGGAATGCGAACTGGACGCCGCTGTTCCACTTGACGATGACGGAGTATCCCTCGGTCTTCTCGTCGTAGACCACCTTGAAGACCTCGCGGTCGTTCTCAAGGTCAGTACCGTAGTACATATTGCGGTCGTAGGTGGCGAGAATCTGCAGGGAACCCTCGAGGCCCTCTACCTTGACGACACGCACGCCAGTGCCGGGCAGGAACACCTCGGTGAGGTCCTCATTGGGCACGTCGTAGTGGAACAGGTTCAGAGCCACGATTTCCTGGGTGAAAGCCCGGAAGATTGCAGGGCTCACATTGATGCGAACGCCCTTCTTGAGGGTCTTCTCGGGGATGGCGTCGTAGACGGACAGGATGCCCTGATAGGCGCTGGTTCCGGCAGGGATAGCCACGTCGATGACGCTGGCTTCGGCGTTTGCGATGGTCAGCAGACCGTCGATAAGGCCGCCGGCAGCGACAGAGGACTGCCAGACGATGCGCTCGAGCTGCTCATCGATGCTCTCTTTGATGCTGTCGATGACTTCCTGCTCGAAAGGAAGAGGGGAACCGTTGGCGTTGGTCCTGAGAAGGTACTCAGCCCACTTGCCGCGGATGGTCTCAGGACAGATGTCCATATTGACCTTGAACACGGCAGTGACTATCATACGGTCGGTCAGTTCCGCGGTCCCGGATGCGTCGTAAGAACAGCCGCCGCCGCCCTGGATGACGGGCTGCACGTCGAGATAGTGCAGGGGTGCGGAACCCTTGATTCCGGTCTGCTTCTGCATACGCTGGATGGTACGGCCGCCCAGCACAACGTCCCTCACAACGAGGTCACGGTTTTCCTTCACGTAATCAGGAAGGGAGGTAACTACAAAATTAGGCATAACTCTAAGATTTTTAATTGGTTAAACTTTTATTCTTTCAGGTTTTACTTTGCGTAACGGGCCAGGTTCTCGAGGCCTTTGGGATTCTGCAGGTTTCCGGGCTGCGTCTTCTCGGACTTCGTGAAAGCGGTATGCGCGGGAACGCCGGCCGGCTTTTTCTTGAGGGCCTCGTACTCTTCCTTCACCCGTGCGAGCTCGTTTGCGGTCTCGAACGGGTCGGCAAAGTCCACGGGCACGAAGATGCGCTTGACATCCACGGGCGTGCCGAGGGTGGCGGAACCATCCTCGTTGAAGGTCACGGGATAGCGCTTGTTGCTGTACTTGTCACCGTCGTAGATTTCCACCACGGCGAAATCGTCACCGGCCTCAACGACCCAAGGGTATTCCATACCCAGGGCGTGAAGGGCGTCGTAGATAGCCTGATACTTCTCGTCGAAGGAACGGCCCAGCTTGGTAGCCATAAGGCGGTGAAGCCTTGCGGAAGTGAACTCTTCCTGGTCGTCGTTTTCAGGGGATACTTCGGCGGCGGGGTCCTTGATTTCAGACACCTTTCCGTCGACCACTACGATGGTCTTACCGTCTTCGGTAACATAGTCACCGTCCGGGGCGGCGGTGCGCTCCTGGTTCTCGTCTTCGACGTAAACGGAATCGCCGGCCTTGAGGTCGTCGTCACCGTCCCAGAAAATCACGCCCTTGTCGGTGCTGGTGCTTGCCATCTTCACGGCTGCACCCTCGTCAGGAACGGACGCAAGGGCCGCTCCGACGGCGTTGAAAAATTCCTTGATTTTACTCATATCCTTGATATTGAAAATGTTTTTGTATGCATTGAACAGCGCGGAAAACTTGCCGTCCAGGCCGTCCACGATTTCCTGCACCTTATCCTCATTCTCTTCCGGCTGGAAGGAGAAATATCCCTCAAGGCTGAAGCCCTTGTAGGTCCCTTCCTTTATGGCGTCCCAAACCTCGTCGTTGGTAACGTGGAATTCGGCGAAGAGGGAACCGTCGGCGATATCCTCGAAGCCCTCGGGATTGCAGCCCTTGCCCTTGATGAAAAACTGCACCATATTCACGCCCTCGACGTCGTTTCCGTCGTGGTTCAGGTCCACCTTGTTCTGGAACCCGTCGAAAAGGTACTTTTCCGCCATCTTGCGGATGGTGTCGGCGGAATACATAATGTAATATTCCCCCTTCATAGCCTCGTCACGCCTGTAGATAGGGAAATCGGCACGCATTACAACGCCGATAACGCGGCGTTCGGCCTCATCCTGAATCTTGTACATCACAAGAGGCTTATGCTCTTTGAAGGCGGTGAAATCCCTCAATACGGCGGGCTCTTCGACCAGCGAAATGCGAATCATTCCGTCCTTGTCGTCGTCGACCAGTGCCCTCCACACGGGGATGCCGTCTATAGTAACAATATCCATAGTTTTAAAAAATTTTAATAATTGGCCGCGATGGCAGGGCTCGAACCTGCGACAAAAGTGCTCTGGCCTGCTGAGCTACACCGCGGGTGTTTCGATAAATAGATATAAAAGGCCCCCGTTTCGTTACCCGGGGGCCCTTGATGTTATTCGAAAGTGGTATCGGATATCCTTGCCTTGGATGCTTTCCCGGCTGCTTCGATATCGCTCTGAAGGATGTAGACGCGGGACGGCTGTGCCATCTGGTTCAACAGCGCCTGGTCCTGTGCGCCCCGTACGATGGTGGTCTGAGGGACGGACGTGGATACCGTCGGAGTGCTGAATCCGGACAGCGACGTGTTCGCGGAAGATGTCCTCGAGACATTCGTGGAGCGTATCTTCGCAATCTGTGCGATACCGGCGGCGGTTACGGCTGCGGCGTTCGCGGCTCCGATAATCTGTCCGGCGGGCGGCGGTATGGACTGCGCCGAGGTGAAGGCGGCTACGGCTCCTGAAATGGTGTCGATGATTGCGCCTGCAATCCTGAGGCCCTTGGTCTGCTGTGCGGCCTTCTCGTCTTCGGCGTTCACCGATTCGTAGATGTCGGCTACGGAGCCCAGGATGGAAGAGGTGGCGGACACCGCTGCAGTAAGGGCCTGTTTGCGCTGTTCTTTGAGCTTTTCAGCCTCATCAGCGGCCCGGCGGTCCGCCTCTACCTGTGCGTCCCACATAGCGTCTATTTCGGCCGTTAAAGCCTCGGAATCGGATGCTATCAATTCGGCTATCTCGGCGTTTTCCTTCTGACGCTTGTCGAACTGGTCCGCCCGTGCCTTCTCGCCGGCCTTCAGTGCTGCTTCCGTGTCAAGCACCTCCTTTTGGACGGCTTCGGTATTGGACTTGCTGGTCTCCTTCTGCAGGGTGTTCAGTTCCCGCTGCAGGCGGCGCATCGTCTGAGCGTTTTGAGAGCGTATCCTTGCAAGATTCGCCTCCGCCTGTGCAACGGCGTCCAGTTCTTTCGTGTCACTACCTGTAAGGCTGGCCCGCTGCCGGGCAATAGACAGCTCCTGCAGGGCCAAATCCTCCTGATTCTTGAGGATTTGCTCCTGTGCCTTCATTGCATCCTGCAGGAATTTGGCCCGTTCTTTTTGGGTATAGTTTTCTGTATCTACCGCCTTAAAGCGCGCTTCTGAAATTTCAGCCTCAAGATTGGCATTCTCGACCATATAAAAGCGCCTGTTTTTGTAGTAGGTCGCTTCCATAGATGCAAGTTCGCGCCGTTTTTCCGCCGCTTCCTGCAGGAACGGGAACACCTTTTCCGCAAGCGTTCCGATTTTCTCGGCCACCCAGGAGACAGCGTTGCCCATATTCTGCATAAGGTTCGTAAAGAGGTCGCCGGCCCCTTGGAACGTAGACATAGAATAGGCGAGCCCGTTCAGGCCGTCTTCCGTGGATTTTGCGGCGCTGGTGAGTTTCGCAAAAGCGGCCACTATAAGGCCCAAAACCGCCACAATAGGATGGGCCAAAAGAGCCTTGAAAGCCCCGCTGATGCCGTTTATGGGACCGATTGCACCAGCAGCCCCGGAACCCATTGCCGAAAAGGCCCCGGCGGCGTTGCGGATGGAATTCTCATAGTCACCTACGTTGCGCTTGAAGGAACCCGTGGAAGCGTCCAGGTCCTTGAGTTTTTGGTTGACGTCATTTATCTGCTTCCCCAGCTCGTTACGGCGCGCCACGTCGTCGGTGGCCCGCCACTGCTCCCTGAGGCTCTTCATCTGTGCCACAAGCGCATTGTAGGAATTGCCCGCACCGCTTGCGGCGTTAGCAATCCCGTTCATCACCTGCTCCGACGTCTGTCCCTCCGTGTTCGTGTAGTGCATCGCATCACGAAGGGCGTTCTGGTTTACGTTCAGCTCTTTCAGCGTCTTGCTGTACTCTTCGGAGCCGATGTCGAGCCCCTGCAGGTCCTTCTTGAGCTGTACGATATTGTCCTTGAGGTCCTGAATGTTGCGGACGGCCTCTTCTGTACCGACCCGCAAGATGGTTATGTTTTCAGTCTCTGCCATATCCGAAATTTTGATTTTTTAACGGCGATTTTCGCCTCGCGTGCGCGTGCGTGTGCGCGTTCTTGGATTCCTCCTATTAACCAAGAAAGGGGAAGGGATAATTAATAGAATATTTTATAAATATATATATTATTATAATTTATATTCCAGGAATGCGTGTGCGTATGCGCACGCGTGTGAGATCCTCCGGCCAACCTGCTAATAATAGTCGAACATCACGTTCTGCGGCAGCGTAGGGTCGTCGTCGGCGTGCACGAAATTCTTGCCAATGCCGATGCGGGTAAAGCCGGCGGAAAGCAGGCCGCGGACCACCTTCATCCTCGTGGCGGAATTGTTCGCCGCGATATCCACGGCCCGGCCGCGGGTGTGCGCGCTGTTGCCGCTGCGCCCCTTCGAAAGGTCCCACGCCTTCGTACGGTATGCGCAATTCAGCTTGAACGGTATCCCCGCCGAATCGCGGGCCCGGTCCAGACGGTCCATCGTCGACTGGTTCATATCCTGCAGGGAACAGGAAGGTACGCACCTCTTGAATTCCCCTTCCGAAAAATGTCTTGCTGTAATCATATTTTTCAATTTTAAGCCCTTTTTGGGCACGTTAAACAAAAATCCATCCCATTAATCCACTTTCTCTTTCTTGGCTATTTTTGGCCCGCTTCCGTGCTTTCTGCGGCCTGTTTCGCCTTGCGCCGCTCGCCGAGCTTCAGCATCAACTGATTTATCGGAAGGTAATCCACGCCCAGGGCGGGCTCGTTCTTGTGCGCCTCTATCCATTCACGGCCCTGTCCGATGGCGGGTTCCCGGCAGGCGCATCCGAAGTGACGGCAAAAACCGCTTTCAGCCGTTACCCGGCCCTCGCGTTCCTCGTTCTTCTCGTCGTAAAGCTGCTCTATCTTCGCGTCTTTACGGGCCTCCGCCTCTTCGTTCCGGGTGCGCTCCTTGTTAAGCTGGTCACGAAGACGGCCGTTATCCTCCCTCAAATCCTTGTTGGCCTGTTCCAGGCCCTGGATTGCTACATTGTCCGCCTCATTGTTCTGTCTTTTCCTGTAGGCTTTCCGGGCAAAGAAAAAACCGCCTGAAGCCCCTACGATTGCACCGACCGAGCCGATGATTGCTGCTATTCCTGTCAAATCCATATTCGTGTGTCTTTTTGTCTATAGATATAAAAAACCTCTTTACCGTATCTAAAACCACGAAGCCCGGACTGATGCGCCCGGGCCGTGGCATCTTTGTTATTCAGTCTTTATCTGCCAATACTGTGGAATATAATCGTTTCCATAGGACTGTGTCCACTGGGCATTGGCGCTCTTTACAAAGGTTCCCGTTGTACTCTGTGGCAGACCCTGCACCCAGTTATCCGAATAACCCTGTCCAAATTCGTCCTCACCGAGCATTTTTATATACTGCAGCATATAACAATCCTCGAACATATACTCATAGCAGGATGCTACAAGGGTCCGGGCCGGAAGCACAGGGGCGTTCACGAGCGAATAACACTGCACGAACATATGCGAATAGCATCCGGTCGCAAGATTCACCGCCGGCAAGGCCGGGGCATCCACCAGCGCCTCACATCTGGTAAACATACCGGCATAGCAATAGGAGGCCAAAGACGTGGCCGGAAGCGCCGGGGCTGATATCAAGGCCGTGCAGCCGTAGAACATATTTTCGTAGCAATTCGCCGCCAGCGTCAACGCCTGGAGCGAGGGCGGCGTCACAAGGGAAGTACACCCTCCGAACATATTACGATAGCATCCTTCACCCAGGCTGGTCGCCGGAAGGGCCGGGGCTGCAGTCAAGCTGCTGCACCCGTTGAACATTGCTTCCATCCCGTAAGTTCCTACCAATACACTCGCAATCTGTGGTGCGTTAGTGAGGGACGTACACCCGGCAAACATAGCGTTGTACGCCTGAGACGGTACGGATGATGCAGGCAGAATGTTACCGGCCAATCCCGTCAAAGATGTACACCCGTAAAACATTTGATAATAGCACCCTTCCGCAAGCGTCGTAGCCGGCAATCTTGGACTGAATCGCATAGACGTACAGTCACTAAACATACGATAATAACACTGCGGTGCAAGGGTGGTGGCAGGCAATAGACCTTCCGGGGCGGAATCCAAATCCGTGCACCCTTCGAACATAGAACCGTAGCAATACCGTGCCAAAGATGTGGCCGGCAGGCTCAAGTTCGCAATCGATACCAATCCCGTACACCCTTTGAAGAGGCCGAAGAATGCAAAAGCGGGAACGGAGGCCAAATCCGTCGTATAGTTCAAGAGGCCCATTATATTGCCGCCGCAATACGCACCGCCGTCACCCGTTATACGGAAGCTGTGGTAGGTGATATCGCTATCGCTTATTCCATTCGGATTCGTACCGCGGATGTTGAGCGTCGTGCCATTACCGAACGGCAGGGAATCATTCGCATAATCCCACGGCGTCCAGTCCAGACCGTTATTGCTGTACTCCAAGGACAATGCCCTCGGGGTCCCCGTCGGAACCAGCGAAAGGGTATTTGCCCCCTCCGACCGGAAGGTGATATATCTTGCCACCGGGTACTCCTGTGTCAAGGTCACGGTCCGGACAATCCCGGAACCGCTGGTAACGGTGATGGTTTCGCTTCTCGAGGTTCCTGTATTATTCGGCTGCGCCGTCAGCTGTACGACATCATTTCCGACGCCCGTATTCCTGTCAGCCGTCACCCAGGACGGAAGCCCGGACAAAGTCCATTGTTCCGTGGTGTAGATATTCAGGTTTTCCGTACTGCCCGGAATCTCGAACGGTATTGTCGACGGGCTCACCTCAAGGGACGGAGCTTCGGCGGCATCCTGATTGACCAGTACGTCGACGGTAAGGCCGGAAGCGCTTACAAAGTTGATGAAAGTAACCCGCTGATTCTGCGAGGTGTTTGCACCGATACGCACCTGCAAGGTCTTGTCAAAGGTGGGCGGGTCATCCGGGCCCGGTTCCGGCGTTACGTCGGTGATGGTAAGCCACGCCGGTGCATCCCAAGTGAATGTCTCGTTCGCCGTCACCTGAAGCGTCGCCGTGCCGCCGTTCGCATTGAAGTCAAGGGACTTCGGAGTCACCGCAAGACGGGGCGTCCCCGCCTGCGTCACCGTCACCTCTATAACGCCGGGATTTACCTCGCCTTCCTGGGGGTCAGGGTGCTCTTCGTCCCACTGGTCCGCCACGGGCGTACAACGGGCTTGTATAACCAGTTCACGCTCATCCCCGGTGTTGGCCCTGAGGGATATCTCAACACGAGCATCCCCCGTGCCGGTGGTCTCATTCATAAGCATCGCCGGCGGAAGAACCAGACGCCAGTCCGCCGTGGTCTCTATGTCCAGGAAGAACCGTCCGCCTTCCTTCGGCATCGTAAGGGTGCGGGGCGTCACATTGAACTGGAAAAAGTCCTGTGTGATAACCGCCTGCTTCCCTTCTGCGTAGTCGCTGGTGAAGTTCACGGTAATTACCCGCTGCTGCAAATACTTGTTTTCCGGAACCTCTACCTCGACGGTCCCGTAGCCGCTGCCATAATCAGGCATTATCACAATGTCTTCGTCCGGGCAATTTACCTCCCACTGTGCATTGCTTTCCACCTGGAACTTCACGGTCTCGCCGGCGGCGGGAACCCGGGCCGTCAAGGGGCGCACCCTCAGGTAATAGGATTCTTGCCGCACATCGACGTATATGGTCTTGTTGAGGCTATTACTATAGATTTTCACCCTTCCGCCCCTGCGCCCTCCCGTGCTGTTAGGGCTCGCCGTGAGCGTTATCGTCGCATCGTGCGAGCCGCCTCTCGGGTTGGGCGTAATCCACGGCGCTTCATCTTCCGTGTTGACGGTATAAGGCCCCGCATTCGTGGATACCTGTATGCGCTGCGCGCCGCCCTCCACGGGGAACAGGATGAACGTGGGATTCACATTGATGTATTTGGCCGGCACATAGCTCTGTGAATAAGCCTCGGGATTCATAACCCTTATGAATTCACATTCGCAAGGGTCGTCGCTGTTCACAGGGTAATTGCTGATTTTGTTGAGACTCCAAAGGGTATTGTCGAAGTAGAAGAACTTCTGCAAAAGTTCGTTATTCACTTGAATACCTTCCCACCGTACGAAGCAGGTGCACACCTTTGCGTCCACATTGTAACGGTCTTCCACGAAGTCCTTCCAATAGCGTTCGTAGATGGTAGCATCAAGGCGGAACGTCCCGGCCGGAATGTCCAGCTCTTTCGGCTGTCCGAAGTCGCTTGCAGTGACAATCTCGTCGCCGGAAAAGAGGTAGGTCCTGAATGCCGGTACGTCTATCTGTTCCGTGCCGAAATACGGCTTCCAACAGGCCTTCCCGTCCGGCAGTTCACTCACGGTCTCATCGTCCGAAAGGGCCGCATAAACGCTTTCCTGGCCCTGTCGGTACAGCAATACGCCGAAGCCCTCCGATATGCCCTTGCCATCGTTTTCCATAAGCAGACGGCGGCCGTCATCGTAACCCTCGGCTGTTTTGTTGATAGCCGTGATTTTAGCCTCATTGGTAAGCGTCGGAATCTCGAATTCCTTTGCGCTTTCGTCCCCGTCTTTCCAAAGGGTGTAGGTATTCCCTGCATCCCTGAAGGCCGCGGGCTTGGACACCGCCTTCTCGACGATGGTATAGAAGTAAGAGCTGAGCTTCTGGGCGGTAATGCCCTGCTTGAGCACTACGCCGTCGAACATATCCAGGTGCTCTTCGTTGAACTTATAGTTGGTGTCAACGCGCATCGAACCATAGGCACGCCCGTATTTGCCGGAATAGTACGCGGCAAAATCGCTCTCTATCATATCCGTCTGGAAGTCAAGATAGCGGGACTGGAAAAAGTTCGGCGCAAGGCGGTATGCCTGCGACCTGTCGATGTTCTTGTCAATGTTGATGACCTCGCCGGTGTAGTATGTCCCGCGCCGCACGATACGCACGGTCTTGGATGTGTAATCCGACGTGATTTTCCAGCCCAGGGTACGGGCCAGCCCGGTGAGTACGGCTGCCGGTGTCGGCGTGCCGTTCAGCAGTATCCTCTTTGTTATCTTCGCGTCCGAACGGGCCGCAGAAGGTGTCGTATATGTGACCTGTGGATTATTCGGCAAATCCGTGATGATATGCGTCTGGATTGTCGAGTATCTGTACGGCTCGCTAAATACTGAACCGGTAGCGTAAAGGTTCCTCGCATCGCTTCCCACACTGCCGCCCCAAGGCCAATTCGCGTGCACGAAATCAATGTACAGACAGAAATAGCGGGCATTATAAGCCTGCATCCTGAGGGTTATGGCTTTACCCAGCTGATAGGTATTGTTGCTCTGCTTTTGCACAATTGCCTCAATATAACTATAAGCCTTGCCCGGATACCTGGGCGTAAAGCCGCATATGGATGCGAGATTTTCCCCGGAAAAGGGGTTTTTGCTGGATGGATTATAAGCGCTTCCAGATGAGACATAGGCGATGTCGCTTGCACCTACGGCCTCGTTGTTGGAATCGTATGCCACCAGCTGTATAAAAAGGGCTCCGTGGGGGCGTGTGCCGGGTTCTATGGAACCGTCAAAGTACAAATATTGAGGTGAGTTGCTTCCGAAATCGCCGAGAAAACGGGGCTGGAATGTTACCGAAATCTCCGCCGAGCCGCCTGCAGGGAAGGTCTGGGGGTTCGGCGTTATCGTCGTCCGTGTATAATCCACCGTTGTAGTGTGAGAGGTGGAAGAGGGGACCGTCTGAGTCTTTTTTTCCGACCTGAGCATCGGAAGCGTAAGCCATCCCTGCATTACCTCGGGAAGGGTGGATACATCCGCCCAGTCGACGGTCCAGCCGCCGTTGTTTTCGGGCCGGGCAATTGCCGTCATAAAGGCGTTTATAGACAGCACGGGCCGCTGCAGGTAGGAGCGCAAATCGCGCATATCCCACTCGCTGTATTCCTTCGTGAAATTCACAAGGGCGTAGTACCTGCCATCAGTCCCGCGTGTGCCGTGGTATCCCTCCGTCATCGCGGGAATGCCGGCCGAGCCTAAAGGAATAAGACCCTTATCCGCCTCGAATCCGTCGGACGGTATGCCGTTGTACATAGGCGCAAAGTTCACGACCTGCCATTTCCCGGGAGTCCCGTCCTTCAGGGCGGTCCACGCATCCTGCACGTTAGTCTTGTTGATGATGAAATCCAGTTCGGTGGAATCCCCGCCCCCTAAAAAGTCCAATTTGGCGAGGTTAATGGTATCACCGTTATCGTCATACGACAAGGAGTACATAAAGCTGCCCAGGCCCCCGAAAAGGGTCAAAATGTAGCCTTCTTCAGGGCTTGCGTAATCCATACGGCAGTAGCCGCTTTCGAAGCGGGCCCCGCCTATCATAATCACAAACTCCGTCCGTTCCAGCGGATTGAAATCATCGCCATCTCCCTTCGTGATACGGTCGGCCGTTTCCATATTCTTGAACAGCTTTTTGTTGGTATCCGTAGGCGGAAGCGTCACCTGCTTGGAGAAGCTGTTGAGCACGGCAGTGGGCTTGTCTGCATCTTCCGCCGTGTAGTTCATAAGGATAAACGAGTCGTCATCCAAGTCGACCCGTCTGTTGCTGATATAGAGTTCAATATCCCTTCTCATATTACCTGCGAATTATATCCTGTGCATATTCCACGTTGATGGTGTAGGTCGGCATCTTGCGGCCGTTCCTGTAGGTCTTGTAGACGCATTCCTGGTCCGTGATGTTCACGGGATAGTATGCGTTTTCCTGAAGGTCGCAAAGGACCGCCATATTGGTCCCGAGAAGATGGTGCATATTTGCGGCCTGGTCGTCGGTGAGCCAATCGGTACGGAGTTCCCACCGGCGTCCGATGGTGTTCATATAGTTCACCTTGCCGAATTCCATTTGGCTGTTGTCGTATTTCGACGCAAAGGACTTGCGGCTGTAGGAATCCGTCCGCACCGCATCGCCGTACAGCAGCAGGCTGTCCCACCCGCCGTATGCGTTCACATAGTAAATCACATAACGGTGCTCGCACGCATTGCTCACCTCGAACACCTGCGTCGTCATCCCGGTCCCGGTGATTTCCACACGCTCAGGAAGAGTGTAGTCCCTGAGGTTCAGAACGGCGTTTCCCGGGGCGTTTGCGGCCGTAGGGTATTCCCGTATCGATTCGCCGTTTGCGTCCAAAATAGAGGCCTGTAATGCGCTCGTAGGAAGCACGGAGAAGATAAGGATTTGACGCGGGTCCAGGATGGGCACGATAGGGAAAGACTTGCGGGTCGACGGCGTGAAATTGCGGTCGTAGCTCCAGTCATTCTGGAAAGTCACCTGGCCGGCGGCAGTAGGGCCCGGAAGCGTATCCACAAAGAAGATGCGTTCCATTGAACGGCGCGTATAAAAACCGACCAACGTGCCCGGGAACGTCTGGCCGAGAAAAGGCCGGCAAATATCATTCAGCTTAATGGACTTTATGCCGGTTTCCGGATTCTGATAAGCCATACCCTGGTGTATGATATACTGCTCGCCGTCTAAATAATAAACGCTGTAGCGGGTGGAAGCCCCGGCGGTGTTCAGCGCTATTGAATAATCCTTCCAAATTGGTTCGCTCATAATATTCCGTTTTTAATCATAGATATAAAAGCAGCGCCCCGCGGTGCTATTTCCGCAAGGTGCTGTAGAGGTAGTCTCGCACGTCCAGCTGCAGGGCGTTATTGATTTCCTGAAGGTAGCGGGCGTTAAGCTCTTCGATGGTCCGGGCCAGCACGGGGACCGGGGCTATTCCCCGGTTGTATATCTTGCGCCCTATAAGGAAGGCCAACTGCCGGGCCGTAGGGAGCTTGCCGTTTGGAAGCGGGCGGGGTATCACCGGCTTCGCCTGAATCCAAGACAGCAGGGCGTTCACGGGCGGCCAGTGCGCCTTGTATACAGCACCGGGCGGGGACGATTCACGGCCCTTCGAGCCGCCCTCCACGAACTTCCAGTAATAGGCCAAATCCATAGTGACCTCATAGGCCGTGTCGTCGTCACCGACCACGTAGGCCTTGACGCTGTTCAGCAGCTGGCCGGTGGCGGGCTTTCCTTCCTGCACCAGTATGCGCTTATAGGTCTCTTCCGCATCCTGTGCGTATGCGTTAAGGACCTGCTTCAGGTGATAGAGTGTTTCCATTTCAGTGAGTGTTTTTCCATTTTTTCATTTCTGCCTTGTCGTGCTCGGCCTTGTCGTGGAGGTATGCGAGGATGTTCAGGAATTCGATACATCCCATATCCCAAACGGCGTTCCACGTAAGATTGGTAACGGCCGCAACGGCCATAACGTTGTCAACCCACGCCCACTTTCTTCCAAAATCGTCAGTATCTCCGTCGTCTGCCTGCGTATCGTTTCCACCTCCGTCTTTTTCCCCTTCCTTTCCAGCTTCCTGAGTACCGGTTCCAAAGAGGACAGGGAATCCCTTGTGAACCGTACCCAGGATTTCAAAAAAAAACCGGAAAGGGCAAAGGCGCTTACGGTGTCGAGGTTCTCGCGGATATTCTGCTGC